TAATACTCCACAATCTGTGATTGAAGTTCTGATTTGTGCGGGTCTGATCATCATGGTATATATCCCCACCTGATTAAACTCCTCAGCAGGTAGAGTTAGATTATATAATCCACCTAAGACTTCAACATCAGCATTTCCGCCTGTATTTGAGTTATTGAAGTATGGTCTTAAAACTGATGGTGCATCCAAAGTTTTAAGAACAAAATTGGCGGTCTCATCCCTCGATGGTGTATAATTGAGGATGATCTCCACGTCCTCGGGAGATACGTCGGCTGGTCTGATGGTTCCGTAAGTTCCTATTGCCATTTTTTTGTCTTATTTTTATAAATAGTTTATCCTTTTTTTTCTATGAAAAAATAACCATATCCATATGTGATCATGGATGAAAGATTATTTACCTCACCAATTCTTCTTACTTGCTCGTAAACAGTTGATTTACCTCTTTCAACATACACATCTGATATAATCTGAGGTTGATCAACAATTTTCATCAATATCGGTTCCTTGGTTATTGGAACCGCAACTATAGAGTCCGCCGTAACACCACTACTGTTTTCAAAGTAGATGGTTTGTCCGTCATTGTAATCATAGTAGTTAACCCCTGATATTGTATACGCGGTGTAAATAAGATTCATATCAGTTATTACACCCAAAATATCCCCACCACTAATAACAGGGACACCTACTTGGTATTGAACGGGTCCATATAGTGTTAGTTCCGTTACCCTTGAAGTTGTATTTCCCGATACTATAAATGGAACGTTTACAACATTTGAACTGACTTGTTGTGCAACTGTATTATCCTCATCATAAGGATAGATGTAATCATAGTAGACAGGGGTGTTTGCCCAACTACCTCCCAAAGGTGTAAAGAAAGCCCTTCCTTTCGGATTTGTTATAATAACATTTTGAAATGGAACTTGTATTTCTTTAGTTATTGTGTTAACCCCAAATGGTGTTGTCTGAACCATTGTAATGGTGTAAGCACTCGGAACCAAAGGATAGTTATGACTAATCGTATCGGTTTGAAATATTTGCGGGGGTGATCCGTCACCCCAATTAATAGTGTATGAGGCAAACTCCAAAAATGTTTTTGTTTTCTGTGACGTATTAAAAACCGTCCAAGTATTCGGCTGCGCAGTTGTTGAGGAAAAAATAAAGTTTGTTGTGACTTCGGATTGTTCAGCCGCTCCATCAAATGGGGAAAAGTATCCCATGTCAACAACACTTTGTGTCAACATAATAGGAACAGTAAGTCCTGTCATTATCGAGTCACCATTTATCCCTCCACTCACAACTTGAGTCATGGATGAATAAACCCCGATTTCTACAGCTTCGACCGTAGTCTGATTCTGAACCAAATAAAAGTTCTTACTAAGATCCGACTTAATATTCTCAGGGGAGATTGTAAATTTGTAATCAGGCATTTGGATTTACGTATTCATACCATTTTATGGGCTTTGTAACATCTCCAACTCTATCGAAAGTAATCGTGTCATAAATATTGTATGTCTGTGTCGTATAGTCCAACACAACCTGATAATAAAAGTTAAATATTTGATTGGCAGTAAAACTATTGCTACCCTGTAATGATTGAGGTCTATTGATAAGTCTTGTAAAGGAACCAGTCTTGGCATCGTAAAACTTACACGACATATAAAAAGTATTCAAATCGATGTAAGTTCTCGATTTCAACCAATAAATAAAAAACCCAACTTGATCACCAACAAAATCTAAAGAAAATATAGGCGCTTTAATATCAACGTTTTTACCCTGCATAACCGTTGGTATTTTAACACCTTGTGTTGTTGGAATAATCATTGTAAAATAGTTAGTTTGACTTGTCGCCCCCACAGAATCATAAAAGTCCAACTTGAAAAAACTCTTGGTAAATCTTTGACTGAAGTAATAAACCTCCTCAGTTGTGAAACCCTCACTTCTATAGTCCAAAATCCAACTATTAATATTTTCAACCTCATTTAAAGTCTGACCCGAGAAAAAGTAAAACTCGTAGTTAACACTTGTATCTGTTTGTCCATTGACAGGATTTGTGGTCCCTGAATGACTGAATCTATTAGTTTCAAAATCAATACCCCCACCGGCAATCTCAGCTTGGATTTTATTCTCAATCTCAATAATCTCATTTTCAGGATCAAGAAAATCCCAATCGAGCATTATTGGAATGGTCAATCCTTGGTTTGATCGGGGGAGTTTTAACTCAATCTTATTCACAGTCGTCGATTAATGGTTGTACAGCAAGATCAATACCACCAAGTATTTCTTGATAATTAGTTCCTTCAGGGATAAGTCTGAACACATAATCACGATAAGGATAATGTGCTTTGTTCAAATAAGGGTAGTTAACACCACGATTTAGGTCATCAAACTCTCCATAAAAGTATGGTTCTCTCCATCTAAACTCTTGGTCTGTTTGAGAGAAGTAGGCATAGTTGGGAATGTTCTCGACTTGGATAGTTGGGGCGGTTTCAACATAGTCCGATAATACCCTCAATGTCATTGGAATATGTGGTAGATAGTAATACCCCATAGCATTTGTCGAGGTGGGGCTTGAAGTTTTAAAGTTATCTTGGTTGTACTTTATTTTCTGGACATAAGGTGAAATGACCCTTTCAGTTTGATTATAGTCATTCCACTCACAATAATCGCCATCAATAAGATCACCAACATTTAAGACTTTATTGTAGTAAAATGTATATGGTTGGTTGAAAATTGTATATGAATCGACAGGTATGTTGGTAAAAGAGTTTTGATTTAGATCATCCCACCAAGTACTAACAGTTTTTTGAAGGTTGAATCCCCAACCTTGTTTAAGACCAACACCATTAAATGACTTATTGAAATAACCCGCAAATCCTTTGTTAACAACTGATAAAAATATTTGTGAAACAGGTCTATTATGATTGTCAGTTAATCCCGATAAAACAACATCTCTTTTAATCGTAAAGTCATAAGTGAGCGACGATGTCTTTTGTGAAACTCTTGTGATGTTATTTGGTGTCAAGCTAGAAAGTTCTAACTGTTTTTCATTGTTAAAAGGATTGAGTTCAAACCCAACCTTTGTAACATCAATATCAGTCTCATTGGCAATAATTTTATTACGTCTAACGTAATATTTGGATCTTGTTTCTAATAAATTATCAGGATTTAAAACTTTTTTGAACGTACCTGTTCTACCTTGAAAGAAAGTGGTACCGGTAAATCCGTTATTTAAAATGTTGAATACAAAATCAGAACTACCATATTGTCCGTTACCCAAAGAAAACACTTCAAAAATTCTATCACCACTATAATCAAAAGATAACTCAACATACTCGTTTGGTTGTAATCCATGACCCATCATACATTGAAAGGATAGTATTGTTGCACCGCCTTCAAATGAATTGTTCAATATAAATGGAATACCATCTTGAGCAACCCAATTTATTGTTTGATTTTGATAATTTACTGACATAGGACTATTACCATTATTCTCCGCGGGATAGGTTAAATAATAAGTCCAGTTATAGGTGTAGGCACTCTCAGGTGAATAAGGGAAATGTCGATCATTAGTTTGTTGACGGTAAAAATCAAACTCGTAATATTGTGGAAATCCTTTCCATATTCCACTACCTACGGAGTTGACGGGATCAACATAAAAAAGATTGTTTCTAAATGGTGAATACTCAGTTGTACCAGTTAAAGTATTGTTATAGATATATTGTATTTTAAACGTAGGTCTAAAGGTGAAGGAAACTTGTCTTTCATCGTTGTAAAGTTGTGCAAGATTAAGGCTAGTATTTCTAACAAACTGAATTAACTCTTCTTGAGATTGATTCAGATCGATAGATATGACCTGATCAACAATAGGTGCAGACTTAAATTGTAACCTTGAAGGTACTATGGTGTATTGATTATTCATCCGCCAAATACTTTTGTTTGAATCTATCAAGGGCAGTGGCTCCGTTTATTAAACCAAAGTAAAAATGATTAGGAGCTCCAACCAAAAACTTATTAGGATAAGTCCCACCATTCAATGAATTAAGTCCATTATTGTCAACGTTGAAAATGTATCCACGAGCATACGTGTCGTTAAGTTGAGTATTAGAACCTATGAAATAACTTGCTTGGTTAGTCTTAAGTCTATCTAAAGATTGATATTTCCAACTAAATATGTCTGAGGTTCCTGTAGACCAGTTATTAAGTTGGCTACCAAATATATTCGGTAAATTACCAGGTTGTCTAAGCGACCATCTATAGAATGGAACAGTTTGAGATTTTAAACCATAAACGAAAGGTATTGCATTTGGGGTATTATTAGGTCTAAATAATATTCTACCAGGTGTTATGAAATCTTTATATTGAAGGTCTTCAGTCGTCGAAGAAAAGAACACACCCAAAATACTTTGTGAAGGTGTGTTGATAAAGTAGATCGGTGGGTTTGATGTTTGTTGAGAGTTATTGTATACCTCAGGTGAAAACTTGACACTACCAAACTCCGAATTGATTGACATCAATTGTGCTAAATCACCATCGACTCTTAGTTGTGGAAATAACAGATTCTGTAAATTATCTCTTGAGAACAGACTGTTAATCGCAAGATTTGCACCACCTAACCCAACCTTTGATAATAAATTTGTAAGTATAAAGTTTTTACTTGTAATTCTAGAGATAACAAATAAGTTAACTAAATCCGTTTGGTCACCAGCACTTGTTGGTGAAAGTTGATTTATAACAAACCCCTTATTTTGAGGATCCAAAGTTGTGAAGGCATACACGTCACTTTTTGGACCTAAGTCAATAATCGTTGTTGGATACAACAAATTCAAATCATTGACGGATCCCGTTGTGAAAGATGCAAACTTACCTATAAACTTTTGTTGTGATGCACTATAAGGACTACTTCGGATATAGAAGTTGTTACTTTCATCATTATAATAAAAGGTTTCCTTACAATATAAAACTTCATCAATTGTATTATCCGATTTGTAAAAAGTTCTAACTTGGAATGGTATGGCAAACAAACTACCATTTACCCAGTTATTAGTAAAAGTTTGTGATAGCACACCCCTACATAACGCATAAAAGAATCGGTACCTTAATCCCCATTCAGAAAACAATCTCAGGTCTCGTCCCAAAGTTGTTATTGGCGCACCTTCTCTAAACCTGTAACACCCACCTTTTACAAGATCGGCGGTTTTACAATCAGTATTAACACCAAAGGTAGTCCCCTCACCATCATAACACGCCAATGGAACCATAGTATTACATCTGAAAGTATCCAAAACGTTTGTAACAGCATCTTGGTCCTCGATATCTGGAGGCACTATGTCAGCACCAACCGCTTCTAATGTTCCAGTCAAAGGTTCAAAACCACCCGAAGAAGTAATATACACTTGGAAATTTGTATTTTGTTGAAGTATTGCCGTTGTACTATACCATTGTTCATCGAAAACAACAGCACCTTCAAATCCATCTGAAGAAGGAAGTCTATCTGTTCTCAAAACATTTCTTTGTTTATTAGACAAAAGTGTTGGATTTAGAACCGCTCTTGGGTAGTATACTACTCCGAGATAAGAACAGTTAAAATTATTACGATTATTTCCATTACCTTGCATCCAATAAAAATCAGCACCTGATACATCCTCGTAAGTATCATAATACCTATCACTAATGCTCAACTGACCAGTAGGATTAAAAGTGTTGTTTGAATCCTTACTTGTTAATAGTTTAACATTACCCGTGGTATTATTAGCACCAGGTCGGTTGAACCACCCGTTAAGAATACTTAATGATCCATTTCCACCTGGGCTGAACCATTCAGAAAGATCGATTGAGGAATCCAAAGCACTGTAATATCCAATAGCTGTTGTAGTGAAGGCACTGTAATCAGTTCCAGGTTCAAAGAAATAAGAGGGGTAAAAACAGGTATTTTGGGTACCAAGATTTTGCACAGATTGAACGTTAGCTTCAGAAGAAGTCAAAGGCTGTATTGGTATGTTTAATCTAGTTTTACCAGTAACAATTAAATCATCTTCGTTTTGATATCCAAATAGTTTACCCAAACCATATTTGTTGATATAAGTTGGTGAGTAAGGGTCTACGCCTCTTTGGATGATGGTTACAAACTGATCATCATAACCAGTAAAATAATCTGAAAATTTAAGTGGTATTGTACCGTCAGGTCCATAAGAAATATCGTACTCGACATCCATCTCCGCATTGAGGATTAGGTTGGACAAGGTGTTAGGATCGGTATTGTTGGCAACTAAGTTCGCATATTCCGTAACAGTAAGTGCGGTAACTACTTGATAATATTCAATATCCATTGGATATGAATATGTTGTTCCTGTCGAACCCGAAGATAAAACATATGTCTGACTAGTTGAACTAGTTTGAGTTGTTGCATAGTTTACAACCATAGATCCACCTGTCGGTAATTTTGTTGTACCTGAAATCCCTACACGGTCATCAAAAGACTCTTGGAAGTTGAAACCATTTTGACTTGGTACAAATGGTTTGAAGAAATTTAAATCATTACTCTTGTTATAAGAAACAAAAGTTAATAAAGTTCCTGGTTCAAACTTAGTTATCGCTAAAACAGAAAGGGTATTGTCAAAGTGTTTTGAGAAGGGGTTTGAGTTAGAATCAAAACTTACGCTAATTTTATTTAACCCATCAAAATATTTTTTTCTTGTGTTGAATAAGTTGATTCTCGCACCCAATGGTAATTCATTTGAGTATGTAAACATTTTTTTCGCAATCCCTAATGTAGTTGTGTCATCAGGTAATCTAACAAAATCAGACAATGTAGTTTTGAACTCTGTGAGGTTATTAGCATTAGTCGTAATAGTCCCAAGTGTACTACTTATCGCTAAGGATGCTGACCCCACGTTCGCATCAGAATATTGACCGTCATCACCAAACTTAATATCCGTTGGAAGGTTGTTACCGTCTGAGACCAATTTTTCCATGTAATAATATGATGAAGAAACCGGTGTCAAAAGTCCCGCTCCAACTTGTGAAGAATCATCATCATCATTACCATCAGACCCACAAGGACATGACGTACATTCTGGATAGGTGATCATGGACAAACCAAAAGACTTGAATTTAACAAAACCCAATACAATTGATGCTGCAAGGAGTGATATTCCGAGTGTCAGTAAACTGGTTGCTTGTGCTGTTATAGCACCTGATAAAGGAATCAAAAAAAGAGTAATTGCCGCGGCTCCCGCAACAACGTAAAGAATGCCCGCAAGTACTATTAATGCAACGCCTAAAACACCTGTAAGAATTTTCAATAAACTTCTGATGGAAGCCAAAATGTGGTATGCTGTAAGTAAAGGTAGAAAAATAATCTGAAAAATCTGTAGTAAAATACTAAAAAGAAAAAATTGTGTGTCGAAGTTTTTGAATCCCTCGTTGACAGGAAACTTATTCACGGTAGAAGCACAATCATTATTATCAATTTCTTTGATACCAATAAATCTACCTCTGTTTATACCTCGTTTGTATTGATCTAATAATGATGAAACAGTGTAAACTTTATTATATGAAAACTCATAAAACGTGTCTTCACAATTTAGCGCATTTTGTAACTTTTCATTAGAGACCAAAGTAGAAAAAGCTTCTGTATAACCACTCCAATCAAGTCCGAAATAATAGGACGATTGTAAATCTTTTCTCGATGTTGGATTATTTGGCTGATATATGGGATCCGAGACACTTGTACTCCACCCATACTCCCTAACGTTTGGTATTAAAAAATATGGCCTCTTAACTTGTTCTGTTTGTGATGGTGACTGATCCCATTTAACCTTGAATCTGTATCTACCTTTTGTTGGTATTCCCACCTTTGGGTCATTAGAAAATATTCTTGTTCCATCCTCAGCGGTTGTAACATAATCCATGTTCATAGGAACCTCGATCATCCAACTACCATTTTCATCGATGACATTACCTGAGTTTTCTAACCTATACTGCTCTAATATGGGTCTACCTAAACTATCTTGAAATATAGTTTGTCTCACGGCGAGTATTTGACCGGGACCAGGTGTCAACTCACATAAGTTACCTAAGTTATCCTTTGGTTTACAACCCGCGGAGGTCATTGAGGGCGCACTGTTACTTCTATTTCTTGGCGCAGCAATACGATATTTGTCAATTGTTGAAAACATCGAGCCAATAAAAACTGATGTGGGTTGAATATCGATGTTTAACTCATCTCTCAAATCAAAATCAACTCTTGAGATATCAACTTGACAAAGACTCTGATCACCCCAAAATGGATTTACTTCAAATGTTTTTTGAAAACTAACAATCTGAGGAAGCGTATCTAAATCAGGTGATGACCTAAATGTATTTCCAGCAACTTGAGCATCTGTTGCTAATCCAAGTCTTACCAAATCCTGAGGAGTCAGTGAAAACTCACCAATATCACTCAAGTCTAAATCCATAAAAATGGTTTGTTGACCAAGAGGTACTCCGAAAATCATGTAGTCACCACTCTCGTTTGTTTTGACGGTGTATTTGTAGTATTTGTCATAAACCGTTCCGACTAAAGGATCTTTCAATACATCATCTCTTGTTGGAAAAGTCCCTGTAGCGGTATGACTCGGATAAGATGGCGTGTAAGGTAGAAGGTTATATCTGAAACCATCATCGTTTTTATCGTTAGGATTTACATAGGGATATATTGCAACAACTTCATCATTTAAAGAATCGGTCTCCGTTATTGGAACAAAAATAGAAACCTTAACATTTGGAATACCAAGCCCTCCGTTGGCAACAACTCTACCAACTACCACTCCGTAGTCAGCACAGTTTTTTGTATAAATGTCGTTTTGTGAAATTTGCAAAGACAGTATCTCAAGAAACTCAAAATCTTGATCTAACTGAAGTGAAATATTTTTATCGACACCAATGTCGGTTTTTATCCTATACGACTTTCCCATCAAAGGCTTTTTTCATAAATAGTTAATCAGGTTTTTTTCTAAAAACCTTATCCTACAAAATATACCCCCTTTGTGGATTTAATAAAGTTAAGAAAACGAAACGTTTTGGAAGTTCTTAACTCTGACCTTAATGTCTTTTTGTGGAAATCTAACTTGATATACTTGGTTTGGTTGAGCAAACAATGTATCATCCACTGATCTGATGATTTTTTGTTCAGAATCGGAATAGGACATCGATGTCTCAGCAGATGAATATTGACCTCCCACTTTGTTTTGAAATATCATATCAGTGACTGTGATTACTCCTGTTAAGTTTTGGAGAATACTTCTAAGTTCCGATATATAAACATTTTGTCCGAGTTCTCTAACTTGAGGATTGAAGTAGTCCGCAATTCGGTTTACAACATCGGTTACTATTTGACCTGAGTTTTGAGTCGCGTCTAAAACAACTGAGACATCAATCCCAAGATCTAAAACTTCCGCACTACTAACTGAAATGTAATCATTCATCATTCTGTAGTTCGATAGGTAGTTCGCGATATTTTGTCTCAAAGTATTTGACACAATACTTGTAAGTGCACCTGATGTATCATAAGACAAAAGACTAATCATAATTTTGTTGTTATTCTCAGTTATCGCAACTTTCGCAGGTGCACCAAAAACTGATGGCATGTTTCTAAGTAGTGAATTGTAATCGTTCACAGTAACCGCTCTACTCTGAGCAGCAAAGTTGAAAGTTACATAGTTTCTTACCTCCTCAGTAGAGGGTGCGTTACTTCCACCAATAGCCGCAGTTACGTTGTTACATCTTAATGAGTTTACAACCGAGGTATTAATTGTTGCCGAGGGTCCATTAACAAAGAATGAAACAGTTCCAATCTGATTAATAACGTTGGTTCCTAAGTTTGTCGCCAATCCACCACCAACTCTATATTGAATAAACAAGGTTGAGTTAGGAACTAATGTAGACCCTAATGAAAAATTATTAGTTAAGGTTTGTATATTGATTGGTGTTCCAAGATTTGTAAATAAATTTAACTGATCTTGTGCTGAAGTGGCTCCTCCTCCAAATGTTATCTTCAAAAATCCTTCGGGTGTGAACTCACTTATAAATCTATCATTTGTTTGGATGTATCTACCAACCTTTATACCAGGTTGATCGGATACTTTTGTTGGATCTTCAATAAAAATTCTGTCTTCTGCCAACGTATCGACTTCATACCATCTGTTGGTTAACCCCAAAAACTCAGCCGCTGTTGGGACGTTTGTATAGTTGGTTCCACTTTTAAGAACCACACTTGTAATTCCAAGAACATTCTTATCAGGTAAAAATAACTCAAAGAATGGTTTTACATCACTTGCATTAATGACTCTCTTAAATACTTTGGTAATACCGTTTGTTACCAACTCTCGTTTTGTAATGGTATAGTTTACAAGATTTCCTCCCGCATCGAAATTTGGAATTTTTAACCTATTTGGAAAACCTTGGTTATTATATGGTGAAGAGAAATCAACGTCATTTTGATTTTCGAAAACGATACCCGCACCAAAAACCTGTGACCCACGATTTAATACACCAAGATATCTCTCATCTTCTTTATCACCAAAAGCTGGTACTGTAATAGAAAAATCCACCAATGATACCGAAGGTCTTTGACCGGGTATTTTTAAACCGTAGGTTCTGGCAATATTATATATGGAAGAACGCTGTTGTGCATATTGTAAAACCGTTTCTTGAATACTTCTATCAATGTGATAATGCAGATTATCCGCCACAGCGGCGTTTAAGTCCAAGAACACAGAGAATACCGAAGCATCATTGAAGTCCTGTATTAACTCAGGATAATAGGTTCTAACATAGTTTTGAAGTTCTACTCTTATACTTTCGTAGTCCCTTGAAACGTATGATATTTTGTTACTTGCCATATAATCTTAAATATTGATGATTACAAAATCACTTTGAGCGAAAGCTAAGTTATCTACAGTGAAATCTATTCTCACTTTAGCGGTGTATTCTGAAGTACCTTTACCAGGAACTTTAAATGGTGTTTCTCTTGATTCACCTATAACGGGTCTTCCTTTAGCCAATGGAACTTCTTCACTCGGATCCGCCTCTTCGATAGTAATCCTATTAATTAATAAGTTTGGCATGTATCTCTGAACCGAATCTCTGATGTCCGACTCGATAGCATCAAAAGTTAATCCATCGAAAGGTTCAAATAAAAACTCATACAATCTTGTTCCAAAATCAGGTAAAAAATATCTTGAACCTCTTCTAGTTAATAATAAGTGAATAAGATCACTTCTGATTTGTTGATATTGGGTTTCACTCAACTCAAGAAAATCACCAGTGACCGAATCATTAAACGGAAATATTAAACCATATGTAATACCTTCTGACATATCTCATAAATATAAACCCAAGATTTTTTTAATAAAATAAAAAACCCCTCGAATACGAAGGGTTTTAAATTTAATCTATCTTATTTAACTCTAAGCTTCACAAGATGTACAAACCAAGTCATTTAGATTAAGTTTCTTTCTTGCAAATGCCTGTGCCGAGTTCATTGAGTGTTGGTAGTAAAGCGTTTTAACACCCAACTGCCAAGCGTCCATGAGTAGTTTGTTAACATCCTTGATCGGCATGTCAGGTGAAATCATCAAGTTCAGAGATTGAGCTTGGTCAATAAAATCTTGTCTAACAGCCGCTTGGTTAATAATGGTTGATTGGTTAATCTCCGCAAAGGTTCTGAATACTTGTTTTTGTTCATCACTCAAAAAATCCAAATATTGAACTGATCCGTCATGTTTTTTAATACTATCCCAAGTAGCTTTGGTATCTTTTTTCATAGATGCCAACAACTTCTGAAGAACAGGATTTTTGACTGTTACTTTTAACTTTGCAACGTCTTTAACATATGCATTGGACCAAATAGGTTCAATCGACTGGGATACTTGACCCAAAATAAATGCCGAAGATGTTGTTGGTGCGATAGCATTTAAAGTCACGTTTCTTCTACCATATCCAACAAGAGTTTCAGGTTCTCCAAACATTTTTGCCAAATGCGCCGAAGCCTCATATGATTTGTCTCTAATGAGTTTAAAAACTTCGATGTTTAATTTTGCACTTTCCTTACAATCAAAAGGAAGTTCTTTGGACTGAAGTAAGGAGTGCCAACCCAAAACACCTAAACCAAGAGCCCTTTGTCTTTTAGCGAAGTTGTATGCTCTTTCGAGATAAAAGAAGGCTCTTTGTCCTTCAAGGGTACCGTTGGTTCTGAGGTCATCAATCTTAGTGATAAATTCACTGACAACCGCATCTAAGAAATAAACCATCATTTCCACAGCGTCAGTGTCTTTCCATCCATCATAATGAAGTAAATTCATTGATGACAGAACACATACAAATGACTCATCTTCTGAGTTATGCAACGCAATCTCAGAACATAGATTTGAGTTGTGAATTTTCATGTCTTTATCCTTATAAACTTCAGGTGCCTTGTCGTTCATAGTATCTGTGAACATAATGTATGGATATCCAATTTCTCCACGACGTTGAATGACTTTAGCCCATACCGCTCTTTTTTCGTCGTCTCCAGCAATCATATCTTCCATAAACTTATCCGTAACAGTAACCGCGTGAGTTAATTCTTGAATTGGAAACCCTTCAGTTCCAATTTCCAAGAACTCCATAATATCAGGATGTTCAATGGGTAGATAAGGAGAGAATCTACCTCGTCTTGTGGATCCTTGTGAGATGTTGTCAACAACGCTTTGGAACAAGTTCATAAAATGAACTGAACCTGGTGCGTGACCGTTGTCAGTGATTTGATAACCTCTACCACGAATATTACCAAAATATCCTGAGGTACCACCGCCCATCTTACTCATTTCACCAACCTCCGCTTGAGTATATAAAATTGACTCGATATTATCACCGATATTTGAACCGAAACAACTTACTGGTAACCCTCTTTTTTTTCCAAAGTTTGCCCAAACAGGTGAAGATAATGAATACCACCCCTTACTCATGTATTCATAAAATTTATCAGCAAACCCATCTATACCAAGAATCTTTTCCGCGTGTTCAGTAATTGTACGGATTCTTTCTAAAGGTTGTTCACCCTCACTAAGATATCCCCTACGAAGAAAAGTCATTGACTCTTCATTGATCCAATCAAATGGTTCTCTATTATTCATTTTATATTGTTTTTTTATTTAAAATAAGTCGTTTAACGTTATAGACTTTGATTTTTTACTATAGTTTATACTTCTCTTATGGAAGAAATCTGTATGTTTTGTCGTCAAAATTTCGTCATCAAACCATTCGGTTGTCCCTAACAATTTTTGATCGACATCAAAAATACCATCAATACCAATAGCATTTAATGAAATGTTAAATCTATGTTTGATAAACTCCATAGTTTGTTCTTTAGTTAAGAAATCTAAGTTACCTTTTTCAAAAATCCAATCGACGATTTCACTTTCAGCTTCAAAAGCATCTTTGGTTGCTTCAATTAAATCGACAATCAAGTCCTGAGTCCACCAACTAGGATTTTCTTTCTTTATAAGGTTTACCAAATCGAATCCGAATTCAGCATGGATGTTTTCTTCTTTTGAGGTTGCTTCAACAGCATTACTAATACCTTTCAGAACGTTTTTGTGTTTATTGAATGACATAATCACCAAGAACTGAGAGAAAAGTGAAACGTTTTCAACAAACATTGAGAACAATACAACAGACTCAAAATAATCTTGGTCTTCAACAGATTTAACATTTGCAATGGTTTTTTCCAAATACTTTATTCGTCTACGGATTGCAGGTACTTCTAACAAGTTTTCGAACTCTTTATTGAGTCCGAGCAGTTGAATTAAATGTGAGTAAGCATCAGCGTGTCTGACCTCAGATTCTGCGAACGTTGCACCTACACCACCAATTTCAGGTTTGGGTAGTTTCTTGTAAATGTCACCCCAAAAGGTTTTAACTGCAATTTCAACTTGTGAAATCGCCAACATAGCTCTCTCTACCGCAGTCTGTTCTTTTTCATTCAAATGAACTTTAAAATCTTGAATATCAGATGTGAAATTAAACTCAGTATGTACCCAATATGAATGACGGATAGCATCAACATATTGTGCTAACTCAGGATACTCATATGGTTTAAGATTGACCCTTTTTTGAAAGATATTTGGTCGGTGTTTAGAACGATAGATAATATATTCTTTAGCAACGTCATTGAGACCATTATCCATAAGTTTGTTTTCGACCATGTCATGAATTTCATCAACATGAGGAACTCGATCTTTATCTCCTCTGAAAATACCTTTACTAGTAATTCTTGCGATCTTTTCAGCCATCTCAGTATCAACTTTATTGATAGTTGACATGGCCTTTAAAACCGCTTTTTTAATTTTTTCAGATTCGAAAAGAACTTTTTCTCCGCTTCTTTTAATAACAAAACGATTATCAGTAACTGATAAATTTATTAGATTATCCATTTTTAGTTGTTTTTAAGGTTTATATAATTTGTTGTTCTCGTTGTTTTCTTTTTTCGAGTAACTCTTTAACACGATCTTTTTTCTTCTCCTCCTGTTGTTCTTCAAATCCTAAGAATGTAACTGAAGACTCAGTGTCAATAATAATTAACTCATTATCGAACTTACAGTTTTCGAAAATAATACCATCTTGACCGATACGTGATTTTGTAATAGCAATTGTCGCTAACTTCATTTCTTTTTGTTGAAGGGTTTTTGCCACGGAAATGATTACGTGACCAACTTGTGCCTTTTTGATTGACCCACCCATTTGGTCTGTAGTTACAACCTCAGAAGAAATCGAAGATCTATTACCCTGTGTTGCTGTCCAACCAACAATACTAAGTTCGTGACACATTGCCTCAAAGTGACGCATAACAGAACCTTCAGCCTTCCACTCATCAGTTTTAACATTTTCAGGAACAACACAATCGATGTAATCCAATGTAATCATATCAATTTTAGTCCCGTCAGCAATCATTTTACGGACTTGATTTTTGATTTGATTCATCGTTATAGTGTCTGAAGGTAGTTTTTTTAATATAAGCTTGTTTGGCATTGTATTCTTAATCTCGTCAACCTTAGACATTACTTCTTCTTTCCTGACCGATAAGTTATCAGGTTCAATACCTGTCCAAATAGTGAAATGTTTTCTTTGAATAATTTTGGGGTTATCCTCAAAAAATATTTGAAGAACGTTGTAACCCATATTAAACGCAGAGTTCGCAATCTTGGTCATAAGAGTTGTTTTACCAACACCTGTTGGTGCCAAAATGACACCGATTTCACCTTTAGCCAGACCTCCTTTTAAAAGTCTGTCAATACCCGGTATACCCATTGGGATTGGATGTCTAAAGTCATCATTTAAAACATCGTCCAATCCTGAAAATACCTCTAATACACCCGTTTCTCTTTCCCCAACTTGAAGAGCTTCTCTAACCATTCCTTCGACTTGATCATAGGACTCGAAATCACCTTGGTTGATAATCTTCTGAGCTCGATCCATAGCCTTTTGAAGTTCTTGTTGTTTACAAAACTTAAGAGCCTTTTCTTGAACAAAAGGGGTTCCTTCAAAAGGCGCGTCTTTTATTTGTTTGATAGTATCGACAACAATCTTTAACGCTAACTCTTGAGTGATTTCAGTTTTAGCAATCTGCTCAAGGGTTTCAAAATTTGGTGATGATTGGTACTTAACGTGATATTCACGTATCATTTGTACAATCAGTTTAAAATATTTGTTATCGAAGTAACTTGCCTCTAAAACATCGATAATGGATTGTGCGAACTCTTTGTCTGTTATTAGTTGATTTATTAATTGTAGTTGAAATGTATTACCGAGATAGTCAAAATTCTTATTCATAGAGCCGCTTGTATATACTAAATATTACCGAGTTAACCGATATCCCAAGTAGTCCAAAGTTAAATTTTCTGAACTGAAAATTTCTGTTAAACCTTTCAAAATTTCCTTCAGGTGAGGACGAACATCAACGGTGTAACGGACTTTGGGTGGGAATAGTTTTGCGTCGATTACACGGTGTTGAATGACTTCCTCACCAATTTTAATATACATATGGAACCATTCTTGATCATCGGTATTGGAGGTGTTCAAAACTTCAGGATCTTCCATAATAGAATCTTGATTATCCATCATGTACATTACTGTTTTCATCTTTAAGTCTTCAGACAACGTCTGATCAATGTCATAGACTAAGTTGTAAAGATCTACAGATCCTCTTGCTTTGGGATTGTAGTTACGGACATTATAATAACGTTGAACAACAATGTTATTATTCAGAGTTAAAAGAAACTCCATTTTTACTAAGGGTTCTTCTTTCATAAAATTTAAATTTAGTTAGATTGTTTGAATTTTCGTTTTTCTTTTCTCGACAGCTTCATGAATGGTTTTAAAAACTCAACAAAAGCGTCATCATTTTTTGGTAGATATTTGAAGAAACCATCTTCGGTCATCATAGAAATAATATTCCTCGACCCTCTTCCCTCAGGATCTAGTGTTTCAGAATAATATAGGTTAACAACGGTTTTAGCTTCTTCAGATATCAGTGGATTTGCCAAGTCCACAAGAGTTTTGTTAACAGTGTAGAACTCTTCACCCAATTTACCTCTTTTTGTATTCCCATCAATGATATTTTTTAAAACCGTGCTTTTGTTTTCGTCTTGAATTAACTTACGAGACTTAGTTAAAATATCATCAACAGAAAGTACTTTATCAAGCACCTCAGGAAAAAGTTTTACAAATGTTTTTTCCCCAAGTAATTTAATACCATCAATATTGTCTGATTTGTCACCCATTAAAATCTTAGTAACTAAGACGTTTTGATGAGGAATTTCATATTCACCAAAACGAACAAAATCGCCTTGTTTGTAATAAAACTTTTTGATAGGTGAATAAATTTTTACCGATTCAGAAATTAGTTGTAATAAATCTTTATCAGATGAAAACACTGTTATATTTTCACCACTCGATATTTGACAATAGTATGCTATCAAATCATCAGATTCATTTTCATTAACTTCGATCTGTCGGATAAAAGACTCTTCGAGATATTCTTTTACTCGGGATTTTTGCCAATGATATGATTCGAGCTTTTGCTCATTCATATCGTTTCGGCGATTTAGTTTGTAATTAGGGTATATACCACGTCGAACATTGGAGTTTCCTCTCCCGTCCCAAAAGACAATGACTTTGTCGAACTCGTTTTCGTCCAACTGTCTACGAAGTGTGTTGAGGAAGTGAAAAACACCTCCGATGTGATTCCCTTCAACATATAGATCTCGGACTCCGTGGAATCCAATTTTGAATAAATTATCTCCATCAATAAGAAGTGTTCTCACTTTATAAGAAGATTAGTTTTCTTCTTTTTCTTCCTTTAACACAAAGTCACCATCAGAACCAATGATTTCCTTCCAATAGTCAGAATACTCCTTCTTGTAAGCTTCAATCGAAGCCTTCTCTTCAGTAGTTTCCTTACC